CGGTGAGGTCGGCGGGGTCCAGCTCCGCCATTTCCTGCGCGGTCAGGGTCGGCGTGGAGATGCGCGGAATCACGGTCATCATCGCGCCCACATCCATATCCATGATGGCCTGCAGACGGGTGCCACGCAGCGCACCGGACTGCGGTTTACGCAGAATAATTTCGGTGATTTCTGTTTTGCCGCGCTTAATCGGGGTATCCAGCTGCACGGCCTTTTCGGTCGGTTTATCGCTCATGTTCGTGTCCTGTTTATGGGTACTGGCGCGGCTGCCCGCGCCGTTAAATGAATCAGAGGCCCAGCGCGTTACGGTGCGCTTCCATCAGCACTTCGCCGTTGATGGTCAGCTTCGCGTAGCTGTTGGTGCTGGTCACTTTGGTGGTGCTGCTCTCGCCGGTTTTCCACTCGCCGGAATCCAGCTCCTTATGACGCCCGCGTACAACCAGCTCCACCGCCTGCACTTCGCCGGTGTCGTCACGCTGAATGGAGCCGGTAAAGCGCAGCTGGATGGCGTCCACCGTCGCTTTGCCCATCTGCTTAAACAGCAGCAGCTCGGTGCCCCCGATGGAGAACTCTGTATCAATAGCGCCGTCATCCAGCCCCATATCCACGTCCACCGCGCCCGGCATCCCGCCGCCGCGATACTTCTCAAACTTGCGGGTGAATTTCGGCAGGGTCAGCGACTCGACGATCCCCTGCCAGTTGTTCCCGTCGTTAAACAGGTTGAGGTGTTTTAACTTGCGTGGTAACGCCATGATGTCCCCTTACGCACTGACCTGGCTGGAGAAGTCCAGCAGGTACCGATCGGTGATGCGCTGGCGCAGCATCAGGTTTTCCAGCGGCGGCACCGGCGTGTAGTCGTAGTCGATAGTGAGCTTCCCGGCTTTCAGGGAGTCCTTATCGTTCACCGCCTCATCCAGCCAGCAGTCCGAGCCGATGATATAGCCCTGCGTTTTCAGGCTGCGCAGTCTGGCGCGAATGCCCTCGATAATGTCGCGGGCCAGCGACGGGTTCAGTACGCCGTCCACCGCCCACATGTGCGCTTCAGCGATGGTGTCCGCCAGCACCTGCGCGGTGCGAGTGTAGTTTTCAAAGGCAAACAGCGGGTCGTCACTGAGGCAGCGGGAACCCCAGAAGCGGAAACCGTCCTTACGAATAAGCGTGGTGACGTCGTTCTGATTCAGCAGTCCCGCATCGGTTGCCGGGTCCTGCAAATCCCAGAACACATCGGCGGACAATCCGGTGACGCCGTTCACGCCGACGTTGGAGAGCGTTTTGTGCCAGCCGGTCTGCTCGTCAATTCTGGCGCGCAGGCCAAGCGCACGGGCGGAGGCGTAGGCCGTCGCGTCGGCATTCAGCACGGTGTCAAAGTTGATGAAGTCAGGCCAGATAAGCATACCCTCGCGCTGGCTGAAGTTGGCGCGGTAGGCAATGGCTTCCTCCACCGTTTTGCAGCCGTAGGCGGAGAGGTAAGCAAACCCGCGCAGGCTTTGCGCCACGCTCAAAAGTTCTGTGGCAACGGCCTGCGTGTCATGCCCCGGCACACCGAGAATGCGCGGCTTAACACCGAGCTGCGACTGCGCCGACAGAAGTGCTTTCATGCCTGTTTTTTTCCCGTCCGCAGTGACGCCGCCGAGAATATTGGAGGTGGTTTCCGCTTCGGTTTCACCCTGCGCCACGCGCACCACGACGGTGACGGGTTTGGCCTGGTCAGCAATTGCATCGAGCGAACGGGCCAGCGTGCCGGACTCGCCCGCCTTGCCGCTGGCGGTCAGTACATCAGTCAGCAGGACCGGTTTATTGAGAGGGAACATCGCCGCATCGGCATCATCGCCGGTGCAGACCATGCCCACGATGGCAGTGCTCACCGTGGTAATGGGTCGGGTGCCTTCGTTGATTTCGACAACGCGCACCCCGTGGTGGTAATCCTGAGCCATAAGGCAGTCACTCCGGTGTAGAGGGGGTCTGCTTATGTTCGGGTGGTTATGCACATCGCGCACGTAACGCGTGCTGTATGGGAAATGACACAATGCAAAGGGTAAAAAAATCCCCGCTTGAGCGGGGACGGGATTAATTCAGGGGAGGTTCAGGCCAGTTGATGTCCGGGACCAGAGAGGTATCCACACGTGTCAGTAACACGCGATATTGTCTCCATGAAAGATACCGGCTTTTTTCTTCATCGGTTGCCATATCCAGCTCAACAGCATCCTGAAGTGGACTGATGCAGCTTCCGGCGAAAAGAATCAGTGCGTTCTTTTCTCCCTCCGCTGCCGCAACTTCTGCAGACTTTTTCGCACGCTCGTCCGTTACCCATTTATCGCCGTCCCAGGTGTCAAAAGGTGTGGCCGGGGCAAGTGTCGTCGTGCCTGCTGGATATTCCCCGGGGAGCATCACCTCCTCGGGTTTACTCGTTTCGGTATTCCAGATGATTTCCCCGCGATGGTCGGGCTGATATTCCCAGCTGTCATCGTCGACAGACCGGCAAATGACAAATCCTTTTTTCAGCCCGGGCGGTTCATCCGTGCAGGCATTGGCTGGCAGGCCTACGCCCACAGGAATAAATTCATTCGCTTTAGACAAATACTCGCGGGTGCCATGGCTGTAGTTATAAACGGTAATAAAACCGGCCACCGTGGCGAGATTGTCTTTATTTAATACGGCATCACCCATTATGCAGCCCTCACAATATAGTTATAGGCAATGTTACGGGACCGGGTTTCGGCAGAGGTGCGCGCGACATTTGCCGCCGAGAAATGCGCAGTCGTGTACCGGCTCCCTGCTACAGCGCCCGGATTCCAGACAGGCACTTTTCCCGGGTCATTACTTGCAGTGAATGCCCCTGCGGGAACGCCAACGCCCCCCACATTGCTGTTGTTGTCACTGACATTGAGTGAGCCGGTGATGTTTTGCAGCGTATCTGACTGCGCTGAAAGTAACGCACGCCCGGCATCCACACCGCGCCCGTCATCCCATCCACGTAAAAATTCACCCCGTAAATCAGGCAGGCTACCAGACGGATAAGCCGCAGCCAGCCTGGGATATCTGGCTTTATCAAAGTCCGCACCGTTGCATTTCAGCCAGCCCGCAGGCGGGGTCGCCAGCATCCACGGAACGGGGATACCCACGGGCAAAGCAGAGCCTTCCCCTAACCCCAGATAATGAAGAACGGCGGTGATATCTTTCCCGCTCAGCGCAGTCAGCGTCGCATCTAAAGGCTGCTTCCCTGCCAGGGCATTCGTCACGGTGGCGGCAAAGTTCGGATCGTTGCCCAGCGCGGCCGCCAGTTCGTTTAGCGTATCTAGTGCCGCCGGGGATGAACCGACCAGCGCGGCAAGGGCTGACTTCACAAAAGCGGTGGTGGCAATCTGCGTGTTATTGACGGTCTGCGCGGCAGTCGGTGCCGTCGGCGTCCCGGTCATTCCCGGACTTGCCAGCGGGGCTTTGAGTGCCAGTGCATTGTTAAGCGCCGTCACCACCGCCTGCACAAACGCGGTGCTGGCAATCTGCGTGGTATTCGTTCCCGCTGGAGCGGTTGGTGTTTTCGGTGCCCCCGTCAGTGTAGGGCTGTCTTTCGGGGCGTATTGCGTATGCGGATCCGCTGCGGCGATATGTTTTGCCAGCTGGTCATCCACAAACACTTTCAGCTCCAGCACCCGGTCATCCACGTATTTACGGGTTGCCAGCACCACGGCAGGGTCAATTTTTAGTGTCACATTTTCGGTACTGCTGGTAATCAGCACCATGCGCACGGTCTGCGTGCGTCCGCTTCCCTCCGCCAGCTGCGGCTTGTAGCTCTCCGGGCAGTTGCCGACGGCAATCAGCGCGCCGGTTTCATCGAACAGGCCAACTTCGCGAATCCACCACCCGCCCTCGGTTTCGGGGATCACCTGCTCGGCAATAATCTGGCTGCTGTTCTGCGGGTCGATGTACAGCATGTTGAGGTCAGCGCGGCGCTTTTCAGCAACCAGCCTGGTCTGCTGCGCGCTTGGCGTGGGAAGCACACCGCCGCCGTCGCCTACTGCCATCTGAGTAATTTTCAGCGGCACGCCGAGCGCGGCAGAACTTGCCAGCTTCGCCGCGCCGATCTCCGTCAGCAGGGTATAGAATTTTGCGCTCATGGATTCACTCTCATCGTGTCAATAACGTGGACCGCCCCGCCTTCAAAGGCAGTGCCGCCGGAAACAATGGTTTCATTGATGTACGGGTAAATCGTGATTTCTTCGCCGGTATAGGTAGCCGCACCAACAAAATACGGTCCGCTGGTCTGCAGGTTAATGGACATGCCGATCAGATGACGGCTACAGGGTTTGGCGTCGCTGATGAGGCGCTCCAGCTCCAGATAGGTTTCTTCCGTGATGCCCTGGTCCTGCACGCCGATATCCAGGCGGAACGTGCCCGGCGGTTCACCGGTCTGCCACCATTCGATAATGCGGATCAGGAAGCCGAACGGCTCCACCACCCGACGCACGGCGCTGGTTGTCCCTTTATGCTGATGTATATAGAACGCATCCTGCACCACCCGGCGCTTGATGCTCTCCGTCCAGCTCTCGTCCCAGCGGTCCACGGAAAACGCCCACGCCAGGTACGGCAGGAAGTTGACTGGACAGGTTGCGGGGTTCCACAGGTCACGCAGCGGTACTTCCAGCCCGGAAATGCCGCTGCAGCTTTGCGCCAGTCGGCGCTCAAGTGGCGATGAACCCGGTGGTAGCAGGTTATTCATCCGTCCCCCCGTTGGTCACATTCCACTGCGTGCAGGAGGCGGCCTGCGTTTTGTCCAGCACCACATCAGCCAGCGGAGACGCCAGTTCCACACGCTGCACACCTTCGACATGCAGTGCGGCATAAAGAGCGCTGCGGCGGATATCACGTCCGAGCCGCGTCTGGCTGGCGATGTATTTCTGCAGGCTGGCTTTTGCCGCCGCCATCACTGGCTCCGCTTCCGGTCCCGGATAAAGGAATATTGTCGCCTCCACGCGGTACGGGATAATTTCGGCGCTGCGCACCGTCAGACGGTCCGCTACCGGGCGCACGCTCTCGCTGTTCAGCGCCTTTCCAACGACGGCCAGCAGGTCATCGTCTGCCGTGCCGTCGCCCTCCCGACTCAGCACAGTGAGCACCACTTCCGCTGGGGCCGGGCTGGTTGCGCTGGCATCCGCCACGCGCCCGTCCGCACTTCTCGCATGAAACTCATACGCTGCCGTCGGCCCGGCAACGGACAGACCTTCGAACGCCGCAGGCACGCGCAGGCGCAGCGCGTCGTCGCTTTCCATGATGGCGGCAACCGGCGGCACCGCGTCGTTGTCGGCAGGCGTTACCGTCAGGCGGTTGACGTTGTAATTGGCAGCGAGCTGGTCCAGATCGCCGCCGAGGGCATACGCCACCATCACCGCCTGCGCGGCCTCGTTGATACGCTGGCGCAGCAGGACTTCGCGGTACGTGCTTTCCTGCAGTTGTTTGGTGATGGGTTCAGACTCCAGCGCCAGCGTGCGGGCGACGGCAGCCTGCTCATCCGCAGGATAGAGCGCCACAAAATCAGCCTTGCGCTCCGCCAGCAGGGTCTCAAAATCCGGTACGTCCACAATCTGCGGCGCGGGGAGCTGTGAAAGGTCAATGACCGCCATTGTCTGCTCCTGTCGATACGGAAAGGGAAACCGGCGCGCCGGTTGTGCGCTGCCCGATCAGGTCAACCACCATGGAGCCATCAAAATTGCTGCTGATGGTGATGGCATCCAGCGTCAGGCGAGGCTCCCAGCGGCTCAGTGCCATATACACCGCCGACATGATCTGCAGGCGCAGCGCCGGGTTCTGCGGCTGGTCAATCAGGACGGACAGCAGGGAACCGTATTCCCGACGGGCAATGCGACTGCCCTGAGGCGTCAGCAGAATATCGCGCACCGACTGGCGCAGATGGTCCGTGTCCGTGATGGTTTTCCCGTTGCTTTGACTCATGCCGATATACAGCGTCATACCGGGCCTCCCGACGTGTCGCCGCCTTTCATGACTTTGATATGGGCATGGTCATCCACCACGATCCCGTTGGAACTCATCGGGCCGCCGCCCTGGGTGACGCCGCCATTAATGACCACTCCGCTGTTGATGCGCGTGGTGTCGGCCTCCACGAAAAACTCCGAGGTTTTAAGAATGATATTGTCGGCAGCCTCGATAACCATGGATTTGATACCCCTGACGTGCCAGCGCCCTGTGGCGGGTTCGTACTCAAACCAGCCCCCGTCGGGGTACTGCGTCACACAGCCGTCCACGGAATTCGACGGCGGCGAAAACTGGCTGGAGTAAATGGCAGGCAAGGCGAATGCAGTTTCAAGATTGCCGCCCATGCTCAGGACCACCACCTGCTCATCCGGCGACGGGCACCACCATGTACGGGCACCACCGGCGCGCAACGTCAGCCAGTTAATCCAGTTGGTTTCAAGTTCGCCCACCTTTACCCGGCACAGCCAGTTCTCCCGGTCCACTTCGGTCACGGTGCCGGTGCGGATCAGGTTGGTGATAAGGCGCATGATTTCGGTTAGTTGTGCGTTCATATTAATAATTTGCCCATTATAAAAAAAATGTGCATTAATAAGCCTTTGTTTCATCATCCTTACAAATCCATAGAGGAAAAAATGAAGTCTAAATTTGGCTTAAGTCTACCTTGGGGCATTTACATATCTATTTCTGTACTATTTATTTTTTCTATCTCAATTTGGCATAAGGCCGACTTTGAAGATGACAAAATCCTCATTGCTTTATTATTTTTGATTTTCGCACTCTCTACGATCCAGGCCGCAATTCTCATTAGAAGAGACAAATTCGATACATATAAAAATATATTAAACGCGATATGGAACATCGAGACTGCAATTGTCTTTCTATATGGCATATATGTCATCATTGAATTATCTTATCTACCTGAAGATAATCAACCATCATTTACAAAATGGGGATTTGAAAATGCTGGAATTTTTACATTGATAATAACAGTGTTAGGTACGGTTTGTGTTGCTAGAGCAGGTTACTCAGTTGCAGAGGTTTTCAAAGAGCCGATTAAAAGAATTGCTAACGCTAATAAAAATGCAGATGAAAATAAAAAAAACCAAATAAAACCTAAAGTTCCGCAACCGCACAAAAGAAACAGAAGAAGAAATAGAAGGTAATTCTATTTATAGGCATCGCTTTGTAGCCAATGATAGAAAATGTCATGAGTAATTGACACCACCTCATTGTTAATTCCAAGTAAATGACGCTTAGAATAGAGAATCTCCGGTCCATTACGGCGTACACGATCACGTAAGCCGTAATGATGCACCCGGGCAATCCGCTGCACCTTCCCTGCAAACTGCACGCTGGCTGAGTCCGCGCTGGCGGCAGTTTTCAGGTATTTCGCCGTGCGTAGTTTCGTAAACATCTGGCGCTTGATGCGTCCCTTTTTCGTTCGGGCCGTGACCTTTCGCGGCTCGTAGCCGCTGCCGTCAGGGTTGCGCTGCAGTCGGATGTTTTGCTGCTGATTCCGTCGTAACTCTTGCGCCAGTTCACGCATCATGCGCTGGCGTGCGGCAGGCTCCAGATTCGCCAGCAGCGCGGCCAGCCATGCGTCCACTTTATGCAGATTATCCACGTTTCACCGTCCACATTTCTTCTGGCTCGACGGGTTCCGGCTCCGCCTCAACTGTCGAGATAGCGCCCTCAGTGCTGACCAGTACGCGCTCGGTCAGCTGCAGGTTCAGGCTGATATCACACACGTCGTTGCGCAGAATATCCACCTCAAAAGTGAACAGCTTTTCGCGCAGGTCAGGGTTGTTGATGGCATCTGTCTGATTGTCTTTCAGCCACAGCAGCACCGGGGCCATCAATAGGTTCTGGTCGCCGCTGAAATCCTCGATCACCACGTTCAGGGTGTAGCGGTATTCCCACGACATGGACCGTGCACCGGTTGCCACCAGGGAGCCGTTATCCACGAACAGATGCAGCTTGTCCGGGTTATCGCGCACATAGGGTACAGCCTTATTCAGGGCGCGGCGTAAGGACTGCGGCTTGTTCACTGTTTCGCTCCTGACACGCAATAATCGTGTCCACTTTGTCAGCACAGACCGCCCAGGCGGCCTCGGTTTCATCCAGCATCGCGTTCAGGTCGCCATTACTGCGCGGCACTGACGGGTTCAGACTGCACGGCGTCACTCTCGGACAGCCATTGACGATAAGCTGCACCTCCGGTGAGGGCCGGACGCTCCCGCAGCCGGATAATGTCAGCAGGCAAAGGAGTGCCAGCCCAGCGGCGTAAACCCTCGTTTTCACGTTTTAACTCCTCTATCCGGTGCTGTCGGGTACGCAGCAGCGTGGTGGTCTGCTCCGCCGCCGCATAAAGCCGCATCTGCGCCCGGCTGTTGGTTTCGGTGAGTATCGACAGGCTAATGAGCTGGCTGCTTTTCTTCGCCAGCTCACGCGCTTTCGTCTCCAGCGCAGTGTCCTGATTTTCGATAGTGTGGCGCGCGTTGTTCAGCCGCCACGACTGCCAGCCCAGCGCCACAATAATCAGCGCCAGCACTATCGCCAGCGTGCGCGTCATGCCCCTGCCCCTTTGAGGCACCAGGCCATTTCCCGCGCGCGGCGGTTATCCAGCCCCTGATTAAACACGCCTTTGACGTACACCCAGCGCGGCAGCTGTCGGCAGGCATCCGCCCAGCGTTTTTGATTCAGCAGTTTCACCAGCGTGGAGTTGCAGGCATTACCCGTCCCGACGTTGAAGGCAAACGACACCACCGCGTCATAGACCTTTTGCGGCACCGGTGAACTCACGCACTTCTCCAGCGCCCGTTCCACCGTCAGTACATTGCTGATAAGCCCCTGCGCTGCCTGCCGTTCGGTGATGGTTTTGCCAGGCGTGACGCCGGACGTGTTGCCGATGCCGTCGGTCCAGACGCCTGCGCTGCACTGGTACGGCTGCAGGCGACAGCCTTCGTAATCAGCAATCAGTTTCAGTCCGTCCACGGAGATCTGCAGCGACTGAAAGCCGGGCAGCGTGGCGGCGATTGCCAGTACCGCCCCGACCAGGCAGCGCTTAACGATTGAAGGATTCATACTCCCCCCGCGAGATTTTGCCGCCGCGCAGCAGTTTGAAAGACTGGTGTTTGTAGTACCAGTTGATCGCCAGCATCAGCACACCAATCAGCACCCCGCCGACCGTGGACGCATCCTTGAGCGACAGGTCGCCCAGCCAGGCCAGCAGCACGGCGATGCAGTAAGTGATAAAGGCGCTGACTCTCTCAAGTGTCATGATTCAGTCCCATAGCTGGATGGTCTGCGCGGTGGTCGATGCCGGGAGCTCCGGCAGCTCCACCTGCAGCCCGTGCGGTAAAAAGGGGCCATATTCAGCCAGCCCCGGATTGGCATGTAATACCTGCTCCGTGACACCCTGCGTGCGCCCGTAGTGACGCCAGCACAGGGCGTCCACCGTGTCATACTGGTGCGCACGCACTTTCATCAGATAAGCTCCA